CGCTGATAGTTCGCAAGTGCCTTGAGTCCCTGCTTGCACTTGTCTTGATCAAACTCACACATCGGTATGATCATCCTCGCAGCATTGATCCCCTCACGCTTCGTGCCCACCCTCGGCACTATCGTAATGTTTCTCACACCGTGGTCACGAAATATCTGCACCTGCGCTTTGCCCGTCGAGAAATCTCTGGCCTGCGCATCATGCGGCAATACAAATCTCCCAAAGTTGTAAGGCTTACTGCGCACATCTCTTAAGACGTCCGGGATGCTCGCCCCTGAGATTTCGAAATAATCGATGACCCTGTGCTGCCCTCGTAATGTTTGTACGAACCAGATCGCGCACATGTCGTTGATTCCAAGATCCCAGTAAGTGTCAACTGGGAGGGATGGGTCGTGTAAGACTTTGGTGATGCGACCTTGCTTTTCAGCCGCTGATAACTCTTTAGTAAAATACGCCCCAACCAAGCCCGCTGAAAACGAACACTCAAACTCTTGCTCAAACTCTTCTTCTGCCATCGTGCGACGAGCTGACTCCAACTCCTCTTGCCTAATAAGCCCCGTCTCAGAGGCCTTAAACTTCGCACTATACCACTCATGATCTTGCCCACTTTGCGCATACTCATATAATTCATAAAACGTATTCGTCCCCTTCGGCGTCCCAATAAATATAGCCCACCCACGACGATCACTTAGCGTCGGCCGAATGACTGTCGTCCACGCCTCTGGATTCATCTCAGCAAACTCATCTAAGATACATCCATCAAGATAAATCCCGCGAAGACTGCCTGGATTCTCAGCTGACAAAAGCATGATGCGCGCTTTGTTGCTCGGTATCTCAACTCTCAATTCCGCTTCGTTAAACTCAACACCGGGGATGTTAATGCAAAATGACTTCAGATAATCCCACGCAATACGCTTTGCCGCCCCGTAGGTTGGCGCAAGATAAGCAAACCTAGGCATAGGCAGCTTTGAACGCAAAGCCTTATCAATCAAATGATTTATCGCCCACACAGTCTTGCCAAACCTACGATGGCACACGATTACGTTAAATCTTTTTACAGATAAATGCATGCGCGCTTGAAGCTCACGAGGTGTGTATCCCGTTGAGATGTCAGTGGGTGTGTCACTATCAATCACAATAGGCTTACGCATTGTCTGTGCTCACATCACTCTTTATCGTGCCATCTGAATTTAACTCTATCGCCTTATCGTTTTCTGAAATCGGCACACCAGTACTGATGTTGAATGTGAGTGGCCTATCCGGATCACCGCTTAGTTGCGTCTTGTTGCCGTACCTGTCAGGATTATTAACTTTTGCTCCCCACACATATCCGTCAAACTTAAGCCTCGCTGCTGGCACGTCGTCTTTGTCAATCGCTGCTTCAGCCGCCCTCAGCGCCTCTTCCTCAAAATGCAGCGCCCGCACAACACGCGCCCCCTCAAGGGCTTGACGTAACCCCGCATCCTCTTTCACCCACCGCAAAATCATGCCGTACGATGGCATCCCATCCATCGCCGCTATCGCATGTAACGATAATCCCGATGCGTAATAATCCTCAATCGCTGCCTGCATCTCAAGCGTTCTGTACTGGTAGGTTGACCTCGGTGACATCGGCGATGTGATTGTGCCGCGAGATGTAATGATCATCGCTGGTTTTAATTCAGATTGTGGTTGGGTGGAGAGTGGCTGTGGTGGCAGGTCTTTGGATGTTTCAGGTGGTGTGTTGTCGTCGGGCATTGGTTGGTTACAACGCCCTATTTGAAAATATCGACGACAACATTCGCATAACTAATGGTGGCATGAGCGGCTATATGTGACAAGTTTGATTTAGTTACACGGTGCGTCAAGATTCACCGGGAAATTGGTGCCGGTCGCCGGAGTCAACCCACACACCATCCCGCATCCCGAATCTTGGGGGTACCCCCCGTCAAGAGACCCCCACGCCCCTCTTTATTTAGTCCTTGACTTCCCATAACATGCTGACATCCATATGGAATTTTTACATAGTGTCAAATGTTTACACACTATTAGACCGGTCGCTTAGTAATCATTCCCGATAGTTACGGTTGGCACACTAAGTGCTTATATACTTGACAAGCAGCAATCAAGCAGCAATCACGCTGCATGATTGCTGCATGTACAGGAGATAACGACATGCTCACCATCATAGCCGCGGTATGGGTCTCAAGCATCTTCATCGCTCTACCCTTAACCCTTCCCATAGCGTGCCTGAGGCAATGGTGGTGACAGGGTGTAACTTTGAGTGACGCTTGACAAAAGTGGGCCAGTAATAAGCGCTAAAAGATGAATTGACGCGGTGCTAACCACAGTTCACGACACAGTTCTTTTTTTTGAAATGTGTCGCCCGAAACGCGCGCTGATGTAGGCTCGGCGGGGAACTACATTGCACTACATTTGTTTCAACTCTATCCCTACCCTATATATATATATAAAATATGACTTTTAGAACTCAAGAAAAGAATTGTACATATTGTAGTTTTACCGAATTTTCCCCCGATATCGGAGGCTTATCCCACTACATCACATAATGTAGTGTAATGTAGTTGCTTTGACGCACCGCACATAATAAAAGCCTCAACTATTATCTTGACGGACAGTTACACTTATGACACAATGCCCCATAACAACTAAGCAACGATTAGAAATGAGGACTTAAAAATGACGAAGAAAAAAATAGTATGGTCGGCTTTCGACAAAAACAATCTCGCACCGCTGCATGAACACTATGATGGACAAATCACTGCGCAACCTGCATATTTAGAAGTCGCATTTGATGACGATGACGCAGTACAAATGCGTTTTGGGATAAGTAGTGATGCAGGACAACCCGCTAGCGTCTACAGCAGTGAGATTTTGCGTTTCAGCGTCTCGCCTCAAATTTCAGTCACTGCAATGCGAAAAATTGCCGCTTGCTCGAAAATTGCGGGTTTTATCGAACGCATTGCAGCTGGACACACGATCGATTGTTACAGCTCAAATAGCGAAGTATCGATGACAGCCGACGCGCAAGATGCTGCAGATTCGCTCGCGGACTTGTTGCAGTATGCTCGCTGGTCTAACGCAGAAGTCGAAGCTGACGCAATCGGAAATTACTAATAATGAGCACTAAGACAAAATCAATCCCGAATCCTTACGCTAGAAAAATCATAGTAGCTTTCAAAGTCAACTCCGACGAGATGCGTCGACTCATTGCTGAGGCGCAAAAATTTACGGGCGGCAATATCTCGCTACTCGTGCGCAATCGAGCGCTCAAAATTCTGTTCAGATAACAAACAAACAAAAAACCGTCAAAGGAGGCGGTCATTAATGGAAACTAAAAACACTCTGCAGGAAAATATTGTTGGTAAATCAGTAATTGTTCGCGCAAACGTCGCGGGGGTACACGCCGGAATTGTCGTAGCGATTGATTTCGCATCGAGCACGATTCAGTTATCGTCAGTGCGCAGACTGTGGCGTGTATACACTCGTGACAGCTCGGGTTCAATTTCCGACGTTGCTGCAAATGGGCTGAAAACCGGCTCAGAGCACAGTATCGGGGCTGTGTTGCCGACTGTTACGATTATAAACCCAGCGGGGTTAGAAATTGCAGAGATGACGGCGGAGGCCTGGCAGTCGGTGCTGAAATATGGCGCATAACATGACAACAATAAACACGCGGCGGCCCGCATACAGAGACGGCATAGAGTTGCGTACAGAAGGTGAGATTTTCACAGCACCGGGCGGCGAAATAGTCGAGATTCTCTACGATAGCCGCGGTAGAAAATCGTATTTCGTGGAACTCCCCGGCGCGGTGGCGTGTGCACACGGAGATAGCGTAGTTGAAGCTATATTAGAAGCGCGCGAAAAACTCGGGATATCAGAGCCGCTGTCGAACGCAGAAAAGCTAGAGTACCGGGCTGAAAATTTTCGATTTTCAGTCAGCTTGTTTAAACGTCTCACGAAAGCGTGTCGTAGCGGCATAAAAACATGGTTAGACGAGCGCGGATTGGACGCTGACGTCACTATGACGATCCGGCAACTTAAAGACGCCGGAGGCGGCAAGTGGGCTGACGCACTGGAACGGAGTTTACAATGACGGGCGTAATAGACGGTGGCGGTGGCGGATACGGAGGCGGAGACGGAGACGGATACGGATACGGTGGCGGTGGCGGTGGCGGCGGATACGGTGGCGGGGGAGGATACGGAT